TGAATAAAAAAGAAGGCGGTGCCGCTTTTCCTGATCTTACAGGAGATGGTAAAGTTACGAAAAAAGACATTTTACGTGGTCGTGGCGTAAAGGGTTTTAAAAACGGTGGTAAAGTTCGTGGTTATGGAGAAGGTGGTGGTGTTTGCCGTGGTGGTGGTGCAGCCATTTCTGGCACCAAGTTTTCTGGAGTAAAATGATGGCAAAAATCGTTATCAACATTGACATGGATGAACTTAGGTCTGGTATCAACCAAGTTGTTGATGACGATATGTATGAGGCGGAAGAGGAGTTTGTTTGTCCTCTTTCGACTCAGGATGCAGATTTAAACGACAAAAACCGTGAATATGCCATACAGGAATATGGATACGGTCCATCTAAAGGGGGCCGCACCAAGGAAATGTGTGGAACGTGTGGATACTACAACATTCGTTCCAAGATGCTTGATTGCATTGAGAATGGCATTGGAATGAATGAGGGCGATGAGGTTGGTTATTGCACTAATCTGAATTTCATCTGCATGGCTGAGAATGTTTGCAATGCTTGGGAAGAGGGCGGTCCTATGACTGACTTTGATGACATTGACGAACTTGAGCCACTTGAAGGCAACGAGAAGGACATTTTCTAATGGCTATAGAGCGCGGTCTAGGTGCGGGTGGATTGCCCGAAGAACCAATGGTTCCACAGGGGCCAACATTTGAGAATGTGATTGATTTGGCTGCACAGCCCGGAATCACTGAGTTTGATGACGGTAGCGCCGTTGTGGGTGAGTATGAGGAGCCTATGGAGGCCCCTGTTAGCGTTCCGTTTGATGGGAACTTGGCTGAAGTTATTGATGAAGCCGAGTTGGGTTTGATTTCATCTGATCTGATTGGTTCGATTGAGGATGATTTATCTTCTCGTGAAGATTGGGAAGATACATACAAAACTGGCCTTGAATTTTTGGGAATGAAAACTGAAGAACGCACAGAGCCGTTTGAGGGATCTTCTGGCGTTATTCATCCATTATTGGCTGAGTCTGTCACACAGTTTCAAGCGCAAGCGTATCGTGAGTTATTGCCTGCAACTGGGCCTGTTCGCACGTCTGTGATTGGTGCGCAAAATGAGATGCTTGTAAAGCAGTCTGAGCGCGTCAAAGATTACATGAACTACATGATTACCTACAAGATGGAGGAGTACGATCCAGAGTTGGATCAGATGCTATTCTATCTTCCTGTCGTTGGTTCTACATTTAAGAAGGTTTACTTCGATCCGCTAAAGCAACGCGCTGTTAGCAAGTTTATACACGCTGAAGATTTAATTGTGCCATATGGTGCAATTGACTTGGTGTCTTCCCCGCGCATTACGCATCGAATCTCAATGGATTCTAATGAAATTCGTAAGATGCAGCTTGTTGGTTTTTATCGTGACATTGACCTTCCAAATTATTCTGAGGGTAATTCATATGGATCTGATGAGGTTGAGGAATCAATTGATGATATTCAAGGCGTTCATCCTAGCGGACCATCTGAAGAGTTAACGCTTTATGAAGTCCATACAAGCCTTGATATTCAGGGCTTTGAGGATATGGGGATTGATGGTCAACCAACTGGCTTGAAGTTGCCTTATATTGTGACGATTATTGCGGATTCAGGCGATGTTTTGTCTATTCGTCGCAATTACACTGAAGCTGATCCGATTAAGAGTGCGAAGCAATATTTCGTACATTATAAATTTCTGCCCGGTCTGGGATTCTATGGCCTTGGTTTGACGCATATGATTGGTGGTTTGGCGCAAGCCTCTACGTCTATTCTGCGTCAGCTAATTGATGCAGGTACGCTCTCCAACTTGCCTGCGGGTTTTAAAGCCCGTGGCGCTCGTATTCGTGATGAAGACGCTCCCCTACAACCGGGTGAGTTCCGCGATGTTGATGTGGTTGGAGGCACCCTGCAAGGCTCTCTGATGCCCCTCCCCTTCAAAGAGCCTTCAGGGACGCTTTATAACCTTTTAGGCACTCTTGTGGACGCAGGACGCCGCTTTGCGTCTATGGCTGACTTGAAGGTTGGTGAAATGGGCGGTGAAACGCCCGTTGGCACAACAATGGCAATTATGGAGCGCGGGACAAAGGTTATGTCCGCGATTCACAAGCGTCTTCATTACTCACAAAAGATTGAGTTCAAACTTCTGGCTCAGATTTTTTCAGAAACCGTTCAAGCATATCCATATCCAGCAGATATGCAGATGGGGCCTGAGATTTTTGTGCAGGATTTTGGACCTCAGATTGATGTTTTGCCAGTTTCTGATCCAAACATCTTTTCGATGTCACAGCGGATTGCTTTGGCGCAAACTGAGTTGCAGTTAGTTCAGTCTAATCCACAGATACATGGTGGTCCACAGGGGCTATATGCTGCTTATCGTAAGATGTATGAGGCGCTAGGCGTAACAAACATTGATGCAATATTGCCCCCTCCTCCACAGCCTCAACCAGTAAATCCATCAAAGGAAAACCAAAATGCTCTTATGGGTGCTCCTTTACAAGCGTTTCCTGATCAAGATCATGAAGCGCACATTGAAGCACACATGGCAATTATGTCTACACCTGCGATGCAATTGAACCCACAGGCTCTTGTTACGCTTCAAGGGCATATTCAAGAGCATATTGGGATGCTTGCAGAAGGTCAGGCACAACAGGAGATTATGTCTCAGATTCCACCAGAGCAAATGCAGATGATGCAGCAGCAGGCTCAAATGCAACCTCCGCAAATGGGACCTCAAGGGCCAATGCCACAAGATCCAATGCAAATGATAATGATGCAATTCAAGCCTCAAATAGATGCAAGAGCCGCGCAAATAGCAGCGGATATGACAGAGCAACTTGTGCAGGCTATGTCTCCAGAGGGCCAAACGGAAGATCCGCTAGTGGCAATCAGGCAGCAAGAATTGCAACTGAAGGCCGCAGATATGCAGCGTAAGCAAGGTGAATTTGAATCACGTCAAGAAATGGAGCGCGAAAAAGAGCGTAATGACGTGTTAATCGCGCAGCAACGTATTGATGCTCAAGAAAAGGCTATAGATGAGCGTTCCCGCGTTGCTGAAGAACGCATTCAGACCCAGAGAGATATTGCTGCGGTAAATGCACAAATGAAAGGACGGTAAAATGAGTTCATCTGTTAGGGAGAAAATAGTTGAGCAGATTCGCGCAGCTAAAAAAGTAGCAAGGGGGGCTGAAAATGCCATTAAAGAAGGGGTCAAGTCAGCGAGTGATAAGCTCAAACATATCGAAGCTGAAAGCAGAGGGAAAGCCGCAAAAGCAAGCAGTAGCAATAGCTCTAAGCCAAGCGGGAAAGTCCGAGCGCGGACGAAAGAAGGCCACTTCGTCAAAGATGACCCAAACACCCCAGAAAACGAAGCGTGGGTTGAAGAAAAGCCAAAGCCAAAGAAAAAAGCCCCAGCCAAAAAGAAAACCAGTAAAAAAAGCTGACGGTGGAGTGATTAGCAGGTTTAGCAGAATCGCTAGACCCCAGAGATTCCAAGGTATTTTCTGATTTTATGGTAATTATACTTGTGCTTTCCAAATAATCGCATACTATATGCGGTATGGACGCACTAAATCTTGCAGAATATCTCTTGAAAAACATACGTGAGCGCGATGTGCGTCTAAAAGACAAGCTCGCGGATGGCTCGATACAGGCTTTTGAAGAGTATCGGTACATCGTAGGCGAAATACGCGGAATGTCCTACGTTGAACAAGAAATCAAAACCGCGATGAAAGGCATAGAGTACGCAGATGACTAATAAGTTATTTGTGCCAGATAACGTTGCAAAGGCAGCGCGAAAGGCAATAAAAGAAAACGCAGAAATGCCAAAACCCATAGAAAATGCTTTTGGTAAAGGTGCGGCAAACAAAAACGAAGATGATCCATCTCAAATGAAGGCATCTGCGCTTGAAAGGCTACCACAGCCAACAGGCTATCGTGTTCTCATCATTCCCTATTATCCAAGTGCGCAAACAAAAGGTGGTTTGTACGTTCCAGATCAGGTTCGTGATCGTGAAGCCTTTGCGACTGTAGCCGCTTATGTGGTTAAGTTGGGTCCAGATGCATATAAAGATTCCCAAAAGTTCCCAAATGGCCCTTGGTGTAATGAAAAAGATTGGGTTCTTATAGGAAGATATGCTGGAAATAGGTTCAAAGTGGAAGGTCTTGAGGTTCGTATTATAAATGACGATAATATTATCGCAACGATTCTTGACCCAAAAGACATTTCTTATGTATAAGGTAATGGAGAGCAAGGAAAATGGCTATGGCTGAAGACATTCGTGAAGACGAAGACATCGAAGAAGCTACGTCTGTTGATTTTGATGACGACGATCAAGACGTTGAAATTGAAATGTCTTCGGACGAAGAAGAAACCCGAACAAATGTTCGTAAAGATTCTTCAGGGGACGAAGAGCTAGATAGATACAGTGAATCTGTTCAGCGTCGAATCAATCAACTAACGGCAAAACGTAAGCAGGCAGCAGAGGAAGCTCAAGCTGCTGTTCAGTATGCCCAGCAAATGCAGGCTGAAAACCAGCAAATGCGGCATCGTTTGCAACAATTAAATGGTGCATATAATAACGAAGCCGAAACTCGCTTAAACGCTCAAGAGCATCAAGCCACTCGTGCTTTGCAAGAAGCAAATGAGGCTGGCGATTATGAAAAAGTCGCAAAGGCACAGCAGGCACTAGCTAAAATTGCTATGGCAAAAGAAAAAGTTAGTGAGCAAAAAGCTAGAATTGAGCGTGAGAATGAGCAGCAAAAAGCTCAACAAGAGCAACAAGCTCAAGCTCCGCAACAGCAATATTCTCAACCACCACAACAACAGCCACAACCACAGCGTGATCCTAAGTTGGAAAGGTGGATGGAGAAGAATCAATGGTTTGGGTCAGATAGAATCATGACCCGCGCTGCTCAAGCAATTCATGAGCAACTTGTATTAGAGGAAGATTACGATCCTACAAGCGATGATTACTATAAAGAGATCGACGCTCGTATGCGTAATGAAATGCCTCACAGGTTTAAGAAGGAGAAACGGTCCAACGCCCAGACCGTTGCTCCTGCGTCTGGTAACGGACGGTCTGTAAAGTCAGGGCGGAAAAAGTCGGTGGAACTTACACCCGGTCAAGTGGCGTTTGCCAAGAAAATGCGTATTCCTCTGGAAAGATATGCGAAAGAAGTCGCTCGTTTAGAGCAAAACAGGAGAGATTGATATGGTTGACAGGACATCACGCGAAGTAAAATCGCGGGAGCGCACAGAGCGCAAAACAGAATGGCGTCCCGGTACAGCCTTAGACGCTCCTGAACCTCCCATTGGATATGTCCATCGTTGGATTCGTGAATCTGTGATGGAGTTCGATGATAAAACTAACGTTTTTAAAAAACGGCAAGAAGGCTGGGACCTCGTTCGCGCAGAGGATTACCCAGATTGGATTGGACCTATAGTAGATGAGGGTCGTAACGCTGGTGTCATTGGCAACGGCGGTCTTGTTCTCGCACGAATGCCCATCGAAATGGTTGAGCAGCGGAAGAATCACTATAAAGGTGTGACTAAAAACCAAATGGACGCAGTAGATAATGACTGGATGCAAGAAAACAATCCAGCCATGCCGAAACTTGCTCCGCAACGTAAATCATCCGTTTCATTCGGCTCTAGTCGAAAAGGCGGATAATCTGAAGGAAACTAAAAATGGCTAATCAAGACGCCTCTTTTGGTCTTCGTCCAGTTCGTACAAGCATTAGCTCACAGCAGCAAAACCGCTATCGCATTGCTTCAGGCTATTCCACCGCTATCTTCCAAGGCGACCTTGTTGCTATGGTAACTGGTGGTGGTATTGAGCGTGTTGCCGCAGGAGGGTCAGGTTTGATC